CCAACGATGTTGAAGACAAAAATATCTTCGGGTCTATCGAGTGATAATGCTCTTTCAATATATGACCACTTTACTGATCCATTGAAAGAAAAGTTCCATCATACGATGAAGAGAACTTTGTATAATGACTCCATGTATTCTTACAGTAAGTCAATTCTTTCAACACAGATAAAGAATCCATACTTCCGTGAAGGGGAAACATTGCGAGATTTCTTCTCTGCATACAAAAACGGAGATGGTAGGTTTGATGGTCAAGGATTACGTATCTCAAAGATTTCATGCACTATGTCTGAATACCAACGTGAATATACAAAGTATCTAACGATAAAGGCAGACGAAATACGTGAGTTTTTGAAAGATGGTTTGATTGAACAACCAATGATAACGTATCTCGGAGAAGTGGAAGAACTTGTTGACCATTATCATGTCAAGAAGGATTCTTCCGAACCGCGAGTAAACGTGTACCTTATCAAGGCATACGAGAAGAACAAGAGAATATTTCCAAGTGCACTACAAACGTTTCGTCTTTCTCTTGGTCAACCTGCAGTAAACTTTCCCCCAATGACTGCAAAGTTCTTGTATGAACATTTCACAAAGCACATTCCTGCCAGTGAAAAGGTACACGTCTATGATCCAAGTTCAGGATGGGGTGGGCGAATACTTGGAGCGATGTCTGTTTCTCGTCCTATACATTATGTAGGGACAGATCCAAACACAGACAACTTCATTCCTGAACTTGGTATCTCGCGGTATGAATATCTTGCGGACTTTTATCTTCGGTCTATTGGTGAAAAAGGAAATACTATCTCCAATAAGTTTTTCCAAACTGAAGAGAACCATACATATGAAGTTTTTCAAGATGGTTCTGAACTGATTGGTGAAAATCCAAAGTTCCAAAAGTATCGTGGTCAGTTAGACTTTGTTTTTACTTCACCACCGTATTTCAACCGTGAACAATACTCTGATGATGAAACTCAATCATTCAAGGCATATTCACAGTATTCTGATTGGAGAGATAACTTCCTTCGTCCAACACTAACAACGGCCGTTGAATATCTCAAACGAGATAGATACTTGTGTTGGAATATTGCAAACATTCGTGTTTCTGCAAATAAGGTTGTTCACTTGGAAGAAGATTCTATTCAGATTCTAAAAGAACTTGGAATGGAATACAAAGGTAAGATCGGTATGTTGATGGCAAAGATGATTGGTAACTCCGATATTGAAGCTCTAACAAACAAAGTTTGGTTCAAGGGGGACTGGTTCAAGATTGAGCCGATATTTTGCTTCTACAAGCCGTAAGGTATTTATGAGTATAGTTCGTGTCCTCCTCTCCCGTCCTTTGTGGCGGTGATGCGGCCGAACATTCTTCCCAAAAGGGAGTTCGGCCGGACTCCCTTTTACTTTTCAAAATGATTACATTTGATACCATACTTGATTTCTCTAATGCACCCGTAAAAGATTTCGTGGTGATACCGACGACTATTGATAGAGTCCGTGGTTTTGTTGAAACTTGGCATTACTCTAAATCTGTAAACGGGCTTCGGTGGTCTTACGTATTCAGTTTACATTATCAAGGTCATATGATTGGTGCGATGATCTATGGTAAACTTGGTATGGCTAATACATGGAAGAAGTATGGGGATTCAGAAGATGATGTTATAGAACTTCGCCGTCTATGTTGTATTGATAATACGCCCAAGAATACCGAGAGTTATTTCATAGGTAATACACTCCGTTGGTTGAAAAAGAACACAGACATCAAAACTGTTGTTTCTTATGCAGATAGTTTCCACAATCACGTTGGAACAATCTACAAGGCAACCAACTTCAAGTATGGTGGTATGACGAGCGAAGGTAGAGTCATAGAATGGAACGGAAAGATTTACCACGATAAGGCAATCCGAGCTTATCACACGGGAAAAGATGGGATCAAACGATTGAAACCATTTTCACAGAAACTACGTGATGAATTAGAAAGTGGTAATGCTAGGTGGATAAATACACCAGGAAAACATATCTACACCTATTATTTTTGACTTGGAAATGTCCCGAAAATTTCGTATATTGTATTCATCTGATAACAATAAGGTTTCAAAATGTTCAACCCCCAACACACTCTCTATGTGGAAAAGTATCGTCCACAATCACTTGACACGTATATTGGAAACGAAACAATCAAGGAAACGTTCAAGCGATACCTACAATCAGGTGATGTACCACACCTTCTTCTTTATGGTGATGCCGGTAGTGGTAAGACAACACTTGCAAAGATTGTAGCCAACACAGTTTCAAAAGACAATTACATTTACATAAATGCTTCCGATGAGAACTCCATTGATACCGTCCGAGACAAAATCAAGCAGTTCGCATCATCTATTGGTTTCGGTGGTTTGAAGATTATCATTCTCGACGAGTCCGATTATCTCACTCCAAATGCTCAAGCTGCTCTCCGTAACATCATGGAGACGTTCAGCAAGACAACACGATTTATCCTAACGTGTAATTACGTGGACAAGATTATTGACCCGATTCAATCTCGGTGTCAAATCTTCAACATCGTTCCCCCATCCAAGAAAGATGTTGCTGTTCACACGATGGGAATTCTTGAATCGGAAGGTGTGGAGTTCTCAAAGGAAGATTTAGCACAAATCATCAACATGACTTATCCTGATATTCGTCGTGTTCTGAATACAGTTCAACGTTGTATCCTCGATGGTAAGATGCAACTCGATAAGTCAACTCTTGTTCAGAATAACTTTTACTCAACCGTTGTTGACATATTGAAGTCAGGTAAGAACAAGAAAGAAAAGTACACAGAGATTCGTCAGATTCTTGCTGACAATTCAATCCGTGATTACAACCCACTCTTCCGTTATCTCTATGATAATGTTGATGAGTTCGCGAACGGGTTTGTATCGACTGCGATTCTTATTATCGCGGAATCACAATACAAGGATGCAATGGTAGTAGACCATGAAATAAATGCAATGGCAATGTTCATCCAACTGATTATGGAAATCGACCAACGAAAGTAGTATGGAAGTTACAATTACATTTGAGGATGAAACTAACCGAATTTCAAAACGATATGTTATTGAAGAAATAGAAAATTCATACTCACCTAAAGACGTATTATATGAAATTTATCAATCAACAAAACAACAGATAGAACAGAAGGGAAATGAAAATGAGCAATGTATTTGATATTGGTGGTGGGGAACAACCACAACCACAACGTGTAAATGTAAATCTCAATGATGCACAAGATATTACTTGTGACAAGTGTGGTGGACATTTCTTTCACTCTGTAACCTTCTTCAAGAAGATTTCAGCTCTAATGTCTCCAACAGGTAAGGAAGCAATCGTTCCACTTGAAACGTATGCTTGTCTTGAATGTGGAAATATCAATCCTGAATTTTTGCCGGCAGGGTTTGGTCAAAATGGCTAAGTCTCTGTTCGATCTGATAAAGGGTGTGACCAAGGATAAAATCAAATGGGAATCCCTATCTCCGGAAGATCAAAAGGTGTGGAACAACTTTATCATCACCCGTTGGTTTTCTATGGAAATGGAACTAACGGATGCCGTGAATGACTTTCAAAAGTATAGTAACGGCATCCTTACTTCCAAAGATTACTACAAGTTACTCCATGACATTCTACCAAAGACAACATTCTATTTGAAGTACACGAAGAAAAAGAAGAAGGTTGACATTGACTCACAGTTTGTAGATTTGTTTTGTCAACATTATCAACTTGGTAAGAAAGTAATTTTTGAGTATATTACAGACCTTTCAAAAGTAAATCCAAACGAACTTGTTTCTGTTTTGGAATCTTATGGAACGAAGAAAGAAGACATAGAGAAATTCAAGAAACAAATAAAGACATTACAATGAGGACAACAAAGATGGCAATAAAAGAAATTGACTTGGGTAAGAGTAAAGATGAAAATGACATCGTTGCCCAAATGGAAGAGAAGTTTCCAGTTATGACGGCGGACTTCAAAAGAATCCAACGTGAACAATATGAACTCTTTTGCCGCAAACAATCCAACTACGGGCCAGACAATATCTCATTAGGAACAACTCTTGAAAGAGAACAAGATCGTAAGTTGTCACTTCAAGGTTTGTTCTTTCGATTGAACGATAAGATCAATCGTTACAAGCAAATGATTATGTTTGGTTCAGTTGATGCAGTCGGTGAAT